CTACTGCCGGTGGGTGCGGCTGCGCGCCGGCGCGGTCCGGCGGACCACCGCCGGGGTGGGCGCGGGCGCGCAGGCGCCGAGTTCGGCCGGGATCAGATCCTTGCCCGCGGCATAGTCCGGCAGCTGGCTGGGACTGGTCAGGGCCATCACCTCGGTGAACAGCGCCACATTTCGTTCGCAGAAATCGGTGCCCTGCTTCAGCCCGACATCGGCCTGCGAGTTCGCCAGCGAGGTGATGTACGCATCATGCTCGCGCTGGCCGGAGCTGCCGTAGCGACGCTTGAAATAGGCGTCGAACTCCTTCTCGGTCTGCCCCAGCTCCGGCTGGTAGCGCCGGATGAAGGCGTTGTACTGCACCGAGTCGTGGCAGCCGGTGGCCAGCACCACCAGCTCGCTCTTCAGCGCCTCGAGATCGAAGATCGTCTGGTCGGCCGGGCTCGAGCACTGCACCTGGGCGTGCGCCTGCTGCGCCGCCAATAGCCCGACCGCGACCACGCTGTGAAGAAGACGACGCATGTCCATGTAACTCCGCCCGATTCCAGGCCGGTCTGACCCTGTCCCGGCCCCGGCGGAGAGAAACAGCAAACCGGGCGCCTCGTCCACTCCTTTGCGCCGGCCGCGGCATCGCCGCCGCCGCACCTTGGGATGATGCCTGGCCCCCGGGGTCGCCCCGCCCCTGAACAACTGCACGGGAAAACATGTTCCAGACGATCTGCGACCTGGTCCCGCGCGACCCGGACTACCCGCCGCGCGCCCGCACGCTCGACCTGCTGCGGCGGGTGCTGGAGGGCACGCTGTATGACGTGCTGCCCTTCGAATTCCACGAGGAGCGCAGCCCGTCGGGCGAATACGTGCCGCTGCGCCAGCGCCGGCCGAGCGTGCGCTATGCGCTGCCGCGCATCGTCGTCGAGGACAGCGTCGCCCTGCTGTTCAGCGAGGGGCACTTCCCGACCATCGACAGCCCGGACCGCGCGGTGCGCGCGGCACTGGCCGACGTGGTCAAGGAATGCCGGCTGAACGAGACGATGGTGAGTGCCGCGATCCGCGGCTCGGTCGGCTCGGTCGGCGTGCTGATGCGCGTGCTGCGCGGCCGGCTGTTCTTCGATGTGCTGGACACGACCTACCTGACGCCGACCCGCGACCCGGAGGCGCCGGACCAGCTGTGCTGCGTGGTGGAGCGCTACAAGGTCGCCGGCAGCCTGCTGGCGCAGCAGGGCTACGACCTGCCCGATCCGGGCCTGACCTACTGGTTCATGCGGCAATGGGACGACCAGGCGGAGACCTGGTTCCTGCCCTGGCCGGTCGGCAGCACCGCGGCCCCCGTCATCGACGAGAACCGCACGGTGCGGCACGGGCTCGGCTTCGTGCCGATCGTCTGGATCTGCAACCTGCCCGGTGGCGATGCGACCGACGGCACCTGCACCTTCCGCGCGGCGATCGAGACGTCCATCGAGATCGACTACCAGCTCAGCCAGGCCGGACGCGGGCTGAAATACAGCAGCGATCCCACCCTGCTGGTGCGCGAGCCGGCCGGCCTGGAAGGCGAGGCGGTGCGCGGCGCTGCCAATGCGCTGGTGGTCAGCGAAAAGGGCGACGCCAAGCTGCTGGAGATCAACGGCACGGCCTCGGCGGCGGTGATCGACTATGTCCGCGTGCTGCGCGAATTCGCGCTGGAAAGCGTGCATGGCAACCGCGCCGACGCATCCCGCCTGTCGGCCGCCACCTCCGGCCGCGCGCTGGAGCTGATGAACCAGGGACTGATCTGGCTGGCCGACAATCTGCGCGTCAGCTACGGCGAGGGCGCGCTGCTGCAGATCGCCCGGATGGTGCTGCGCGCGGCGGCGAAATACCGGCTCCGCGTGATGGGATCCGAGCTGCCGGAGCTGGATCCCGCAGCCCGGCTGAGCCTGGCCTGGCCGCGCTGGTATCCGCCGACCGCGGATGACCGCAACCGTGATTCGCAGACGCTGAGCACGCTCGCCGCCGCCGGGCTGATCTCCCGCGAGACGGCGGTGAAGTCGATCGCCGACACCTACGACATCGAGGATGTCGGCGCCGAGCTCGCCCGTATCGAGCAGGACCGAAAGGAGGACGAGACGTCCGCATGAGCAACGAGACCGAACCGCCGCGGGCGGAAGACGATGTCGCAGCCCTGCGCAGCCGCGCCGACGAGCTGGAGCGCCAGTTGCGCGAGGCGATCGCCTCGCACGAGGAACGCATGCTGCGCGCCGAGCTGAAGGCCGAGGCGGTGCGCGCCGGGATGGTCGATCTCGACGGGCTGAAGCTCGCCGATCTCGGCCAGCTGCACATCGGCGAGGATGGCGAGGTGGAGGGCGCGGCCGCGCTGATGTCGCGGATGCGGCGCAGCAAGCCGTGGCTGTTCGCCGCCGCCAGCAGCTCCAGCGCCGCGGCGCCGCCGCCGAGCAGCCCGCCGCGGCAGAAGCTGGCCACCGAGATGACCGACGATGAATGGCGGGCCGCCAGGCAGGACCTGCTGCGCCGCAAATAGCCGGCGCGACACCTGATTTCACCGATCGACGGGGACTTGCCGCGGTCGTGCGAACCCCGCCTCACCAGCAACAGGGACCAAGATGGGCATCCAGAATTTCCCCGCCGCATTGCAGCCGATCATCCAGCAGGGCTTCCTGGAGCGCGAGTTCCAGCAGGCGCTGCGCTCGCGCCTCGGCTATCGCGCCTGCGCCGATCGCGTGGAGATCGCCGTCGGCATCGGTGAGACGCTGACCCGCACGCGCGGCGGGCTGAAGCCGTCGGTGACCACGCCGATCGCGCCGGCGACCAACACCAACCTCGACAACGGGCTGACGCCGCAGACCTTCGGGGTCGAGCAGTACACGATCTCGATCAACCACTATGCCGCGACCACCGACCTGAACATGGTGACATCGCGCGTCGGCATCGCCAGCCAGTTCCTGCAGAACGCCTATATCAACGGCGAGCAGGCGGCGCGCTCGCTCGATGAGCTGGCCCGCAATTCGCTGTTCGCCGCGTATTTCGGCGGCAACACGCGGGTGCGGGTGACGCTGGCCTCTGCCGGACCGCAGGTCTCGGTCGATGACATCCGCGGCTTCCAGACCGCCTTCGTCAATGGCGTGCAGACGCCGGTCGGCGCCACCGTTTCGCTGACCGTCACGGTCGGCGCCAACGCCTACACGCTGGTCGGCGCCAGCGCGGATGCGAGCAATGCCTCGACCACGCCGGGCGGCGTCTCCGGTGTGCTGAGCTTCAGCGGCAACGTGTCCACGTCGGACGCGACCGCGGGGAACACGGTGCAGTCGGCCACCGCCTCGGTGATCGTGCGGCCGAACGCGCGGACCAACACCGCGCAGATCGCCACAGGCGATACGCTGGCGATGGCGAACCTGCTGGATGCGGTGGCCAAGCTGCGCACCAACGCGGTGCCGGAGATCGATGGCGTCTACAACTGCTACCTCGATCCGATCAGCGCCCGGCAGCTGTTCTCCGACCAGGACTTCCAGCGCCTGTTCCAGGGTGCCACCAGCGCCAACCAGGTGTTCCGCACCGGCATGATCAACGACTTCCTCGGCCTGCGCTTCATCCCCACCACCGAGGCCTATGTGCAGCCGCACCCGACGATCGCCGGCGCCTATATCCGCCGCCCGATCATCTGCGGCCAGGGCGCGCTGATCGAGGGTGACTTCGCTGGCATGGCGGCGAGCGACGTGGCACCGAAGGACAGCATCATCTCGCTGGTCGACGGCATCGCGATGGTGACGCGCGAGCCGATCGACCGGCTGTCGCAGATCATCGCGCAGTCCTGGTACTGGATCGGCGGCTTCTGCGCGCCGTCGGACACGACCACCACGCCGAACACCGTGCCGACCGCGACCAACGCCAATTTCAAGCGCGCGGTCATGGTCGAGCATATCGGCTGAGTGGGGTGCGCGGCCGGGGCGTACTGCCCCGGCCGCTTCTGCCGATATCGGGGGACGCAGCATGGCGCTGAGCGATGCCGAACGGACCGACGCGCGCCGGTTCATGGGCTATCCCGCCTATGGCGCGGGCCAGGCCGGCAACATGGGCTGGCGCTTCTACCAGGCGTACGGCGCGATGGAATACCGCCTCTCCAACCTCTCCGACAGCGAGGAGGCGGTGGTACGCTCGCAGCTCGGCACGCTGAACGCGCTGGAGGCGGCGGTGCCGCGCGCGGCGGAGAATCTCGACACCGACCAGGCGGCGGTCTGGACCCGCAACCGCGACGAGGTGCGCGACCGCGCCCGCCTGCTGGCCGCGTGGTCGCGCCGCCTGTGCGGCTTCCTCGGCCTGCCGCCGGGCCCGGCGCTGGGCGATGCCGGGCTCGAGTGGATCGTCTGATGCGCGCCGAGATCATCCAGGACCGGATCAGCCGCGGCTGGGGCCGTGCCGCCTTCCGCATCGGCCTGCCGCACGACGTGCTGCGCCCGTCCGGCGTCAACGATCCCTGCCGCCTGGCCAATCGCGTCATGCGGCTGCCGGCCAGCTTCAACGTGCAGGACAACGCCTATCGGCAATCGACCAGCTATGGCCACGCGCTGTGGTATGGCGTGTTCGACAGCGCCTATGTCCGTCCCGGCGACTATCTGCGCGGCCAGGCCGGCGTGTTCTTCGTCGCGGCACAGGATCCGTTGCTGCCGGTGCTGTGCGTGCGGACCAACCGGACGCTCAGCTTCGCCCGTCCGGCGCCGCCTTCGACCACCGGGACGAACACCTATGGCGGCGTCACCGCGGCGACCGCGACGCCGCTGATGCAGAACTGGCCGGGCGCGGTGCTCTCCGCGGCCGGCGGCGCGGCCGGCGAGCTGCCGTCCGATGCCAGCATTCCCTATTGGCAGGTGATGCTGCCGGTGCTGCCGGTCGCGCTGCGTGGCGCGGACCTGATCTCCGACGATCTCGGGCGCAGCTACGTCGTCTCGATGGCGGAGCAGAGCGCGCTCGGCTGGCGGCTGATCGTCAAGCAGGCGGCGACCTGATGGCGGACCAGTCGGATGTGGAGACGGCGCTGGTGGCCGCGGTGACGGCGGCGCTGTATCCCCCGGGTGCCAACGGCACCTCGATCGTCGGACCCGCCTGCCGGGTGTTCCGCGGCTGGCCGAATTCCGCGGCGCTGGACGCCGACCTGGCGGCCGGGCGGGTGAACGTCACGGTCTTCCCGGTCGAGGGTGCGGCGCGCAATACGACGCGCTTCACCAACGAATGGCAGGCCGCCGCACCGCGGCCGCAGCTGACCGCGCGGGTCGACGGCCAGGTCGCGAGCTTCGCCGGCACGGCCGCACTCGGGCAGACCGCCGGCCTGCTGGTCAATGCGCAGGCCTACGTGGTGCGGATGCAGGCCGGCTACACGCCGGAGCTGGTCGCGGCGGCGCTCGGCGCGCTGGTCGCCAATGACACGCCGGCGGTGGTGAATGGCGCGACCGTCACCATCCCCGGCGCGTGGCGTCTGGTCGCGCGCACCGCGGCCGATGCGACCGCGATGCAGGAGCTGCGGCGGCAGGAGCAGGTCTTCCGCATCAGCGCCTGGTGCCCCACGCCGGCGCTGCGCGATGCGGTCTGCAGCAGCGTCGATGGCGCGCTGTCGGCCAACCGGTTCATCGGCCTGGCCGATGGCAGCACCGGCCGGTACCGCTTCCGCGGCACCACGACCTTCGACCAGAGCCAGGATGCGTCGCTGTATCGGCGCGACCTGCTCTACGCCGTGGACTATCCGACGACGGCGACCGCGACCCAGCCCAGCATGCTGTTCGGCGATCTGACGCTCGGCGGCGCGACCTATTTTTCCTGACGGAGACCGGCATGGATCCCACTCTCGTTGTCGTGCGGCCTTTCGGGTCGTATCGGCGCGGCGACGTCATCACCGACGCGACGCAGGTCAAGCTGCTGCAGCAAGGGGAGCACGCGGCCGATGTCGTGGCGATCCGCGCGCCGCAGCCGGGCACCACGCAATCCCAGAAGAAGGAGCTCTGATCCATGCCGATCGTCCAGGCAGGGTCGATCAACACGACGGCGCTGGTGGTTCCCGATCTCTATGTGCAGATCGTGCCGCCGCAGAACCTGGTGCTCAATGGCGTGCCGACGAATGTCGTGGGCGTCGTCGGCACCGCGTCCTGGGGACCGGTGAACCAGCCCAGCATCGTCGGCACGATGGCCGACTACGCCGTCGGGTTCGGCCCGGTGGTGGCGCGCAAATACGACATGGGAACCCAGGTCGCGACCGCGGTGCAGCAGGGCGCCTCCTCGTTCCGCTGCGTGCGGGTCACCGACGGCACTGACGTGGCGGCGAGCTATGCGCTGTTCTACGCCAACAATGCCTACCCGGCGGTGCTGGTCGCGCGTTACTCGGGATCACTCGGCAACAGCATCTCGGTGGTGCTCTCCTCGGGCAGCCAGGCGGGCCGCTGGCGGCTAACGCTGGGTCTGCCCGGCCTGACGCCGGAGGTGTACGACAATATCGCGGCGCCGACGCCGGCGGCGTTCTGGAAGAACCTGGTCAATGCGGTGAACCTTGGCACCGGTCCGCTGCGCGGGCCGTCGCAGCTCTGCGTCGCCTCGCTGGGTGCGGCGACCACCACGCCGCCGGCGGCGCTGTCGGCGCAGACGCTGCTGAACGGCACCGACGGGGCGACCGGCGTGACCGCGCAGACCCTGGTCGGGTCCGATACGCTGCCGCGGGCCGGCAGGCTGGGCAATCTCTCGCCCGAGCAGTCCAGCCTGAACAAGCAGCTGTATGGTGTGATCGGCAGCCAGAAATCCGGCACGCCG